TTGTAGCCACCATTTTGGACTTGCTGGCATGGTTTGTATTGTTGTTACTCACTTGGCTTGTTGGCTGCTAATAAGTCGGGGTTGTCGTGGATGTTGCCGATAATTTCTATCTTATTGGCATCAGGTATCTGATAACCATACCATGCCTCATCATCTATAAATTCAACGGGTTTCATGCAAAACGACCCATATTTGTTAAACAAGACAACATGAGGTCTTATCCAGTTAATTTTTTTGCCTTGTTTTTCTGCTTCTGCTTCTGCTATAATGTGTTCAACCCCACCATGCCATACTTCGAAAGCAACAATATCCCCCTCACATATCTCCTTGTCGTTCTTGTCGCAGAGCCCTGTATATTGCCCTACTGTGGCGGGGTCAACTTCGTACTGCCAAACAACGTCCCCTATTGACACACTTGCAATTTCGCCACCTATTTTATGCGGCTTTGATTTAGTTTTTGTGCCAATTATGTACGCACCGCTCATTTGTGTTACAAGTAAAAATCCATATACCCATTCGCCGTTATCAACTCGCTTGCCTCGAAATTTAACCTCTCTTGTCATGGTGCGACCTCCACTTTCTCGAAATGTACGGAATTGAAAACTTTGCCCGGGAATTCTACAAGATGCACCTTTGTGTGCCATGAATGTACTTCCCAAAACTTAACTGTGTATATCTCACCAACCGTAAGACATTCTTTTATTGGTGTACATCCGCCCCAATTGTTGTCATAATCACTGATACATTTAACTTTGTCGCCGGGTACAACATCGGTTCTCGTGTTGCCTAATTCACATATAACCTCTAAATTATTAAAATTCATATCTCCCTCAACTTTCTGCGGATTGGAGGCCATCCGCTGCCAGTTCACTAAATATTGTTCAACAAGGAGGCATTTCACCTCGCTTTATTTTATATTCTCAGCCTAGCCTCCGTCGGCGTGAGTTCAGTCCAGTTCCTGCCCCTCCAGTGCTGATTCCTTGCGGCCGTCTATGTCGGCTGATTTCATAAATACCATCCAGAGCGTTTTAGATCGCCTATCGCCAAACAGAGGTTTATAGCTGATTGTGGATAAAATGTCTTTGACTTTAATTTGTTCTTCATTCCACTTAAACACCAGTATTCCGTATGGCTCCAACACCCTCATACATTCGTCAAATCCTTGCTTTATATCATTCTGCCAGCCATCTTTCAACTTTCCGTATTTCTTGGCCATCCATGATTTTTCACCAACTTTAGCAAGATGCGGCGGGTCGAATACTGCTAGTTTAAATGTGCTACTTGGAAATGGGATGTTGCGGAAGTCGCCTATAACATCAGGCTTAATTATTAGCTTTCGGCCATCGCACAAGGTATCTTCTAATTCTCGGATGTCCATATAAACTGTGTCTGAATGGTTTCTGTCAAACCAAAACATTTTAGATCCGCAGCATACATCAATTATTGGTTTCATAGTCTCGCCTCACAATACTGTGTACATTTTCTCAAAATCTTCATCCGTGTACTTCCGCTGGTTAAAGTTCGCTTTGTTGACGGGTCCAGTTTTCTGCTGTGGCTTCGGTCGGTCCTTTTGCAATAGCAACGTGTCAAACTTTTCACGGAGCTTTCCGGCTGACAAAATGTTGGATTTCCAGAAGTTATCCTTTTGGCTAAATTCCATTACGGCGAATATCTGTTCGTCAGCCCGTTTGTCCAGCCGTTTCATTTTGTCAAAATCAGATTGCCACTTTGCTAAATCTTTTGGTGTTTTTGCATTTGGGTTGTTTTGCAGGATAAGAAATTTTAAGCGGTCGGCCATCCGAATAATTTCGGATGAATATTCTTTATAAACATTCTTTACATTCTTTACATTCTTATTATTGTTCTTTCTCCGTTCTTTCTCTGTTCTTTCTCCGTTCTTTCTCTGTTCTATGCCCTGCTTATCAAATCGCTCAAACCCTTGATATTCCTCATAGTTCACTACTGTAAAAAGTGTTCCATGCTTCGTTTCTATTTTTTGTAGTCTTTCTTCGATAATTAATTCATCAACAGCTTTTTTTATCATAGACAAGGAATATTTTTTAACTGCATTATTTTCCATGTATTCAAGGTCTGATTGCAGGTTTCGGTATGAGCGGAGATATTGACCTCGTTTTACATGTATATCACCAACCTCAACTCCTTCTTCTGAAAACACAGCTTTCCCATAGATGAAAAAGAATAGGCGGAATTTTAAAACGTTTTGCCATATTTTATTATCAAATATTCCTCTGTCTGTTTGGAATACACCCTCTGCCACCGCCTCACCCCTTTACTTCACATTCTTTTTATTTTACGCAAGAGGGGATTGCTCCCCTCGCTGTATTAAAATGGCAGAGAATCATCATCCAGTGTTGTATCAGGTATTGAGCCAAACCCACTGCTTGGCTTGCTCCCCTTGTTCAATCTCTTTATCTCCGGCACTGTGAAATTGCCACTTCTTATCTGTTCGGCACTTCGTACCCACATACACTTGACGGATGTTCCAATCTCCCCGGCGCGTTTACCTTGCCTAATTTCGTATTCTTCCTCGCCAAACACGCCGCCGAATAGCTTACCTTTCAGCTTCTGCTCATCCCAATCCCAATGGTAGCCGGGGTTTGAGTTTTCAATAGCTGTTATAAACCCTTTGAAAAATCTCAAATCGTCTGCCTTGACTGTTTGGTAGTACATTCCTGGCCATTTTGCGTCAGGATTGCTTTCTTTTTTGCGGTCAAATGTTCGTTTGTAAAATCCGCCTTTGTCACCTTCTGCAATGTCGAAACCTATCCGCAGCAATGTGTCATAATTTTTTGTACCGTCATTTTCCTCTGCCTTGACCTGCAATATCCTGCAAACATATCCTCCTGCTTCTAACTTCTCGTATTCACCTGCAAACGCCTCTGTTTTGTCATATCCGTCAAATTTACGCATTTTCGTATTCCTCCAATTTCTTAATTACTACTGCAATGTCATTCTCAATTTCCAATTCGTCAAAACATCCCATAGGTGACTTGGCTGTACTGTTTCTAGCCTGTGTTTCAAATACATGTTTGCCGTCAACCGTTTTGCAAATCAGCACCGTTGTAAACTTGCTTTCAAGGCATATCTTGTCAAGTTTCTTACCTGATGTTTTAATCCTTGTAAATGTATATCCGCTATCGTCCCTGTCTGTCTGCGTATGTGCCATAAACACCACTGTCAAATCATCCCTGAGTAAATGTGCATCCCCTACCAACTGCCATACGCTTTGCGCCAAATCCTGCCACTTGTCGTATCCCTTTTCCTGCATACGCTTCATTTCATCATCTACCATGATAGTGTTGAGAGTGTCTATAACAACCGTTTTGATGTGTAATGCCTGTGTATTGATGCCATGAAGGATAATGGTTATCTTTTGTGTATCGCTTGTCTGTATGTAGTTTTTAGCCTCTTTGTTGTACTGCGATTTCCAACCCTTCCAGCTCAACCCCTTGCGGTCTGCATCAATTATATAAGTTGACTTCGGGTCCAGGTTACGGAGGGAAGTAGTTTTTCCACTCCCCGATTCACCTGCTACGCAAATTACTCTTGACAATTTATATCACCTCGCCAGTTTCAGCATCCCTTACGTTCCCGCTTTCATCAATAGCCTTAATCTTCAATTCGCCATCCGTTACTTTTGTAATGATGTACTGGAACCCGTCACCTGTGCATTCGTCAATGAATTCCTTCTGCCCTTTGGGTGATAATGCCTCAAAACCATTTATGAGTATAATTTTGAGGGGCCCGGCGGTTGCTCTGACAATGTTCATGACAAACTTGATTCTTTCGCCGCCAGACAGGTTTATAATGGGTCTGCTATTGACAAGCACATTACCCTGTCCATCGACCGTTATTCCTTCTACAGGCATTGTAGCCCCCGCAAGAAGCATCTGCGGTTTAGTCCTCATGTATTCAACTTTTTCAGTAAGTTTCTGCGATTCCGCTTTTTTTGCTTCAAGTTCTTTTTGCTTTTCTGCCAGATCGTCAGCAGTGCGAACGTATGATTTCATTTCCTCTGCTTCTTTTTGTGCTGTTTCCAATGGTTCAACATCAATTTCAGGATTCTTTTCAAGATAATCCTTCGCTATTACCACATTGTTATTTTCTACATCAATGCGGTATTTAGCGTCGTTTTTAACCTTCTGGATTTCATCCTCTAACTGCTTAACTCTAATGTCTCTAGCTTCCTCAATGCCCTCAATCTTAGTCTTTACGTTGTCAATCTGTGCCTGACATTTTTGACGGTCTGCGTTGACCTTGTTGGCATCCTTGATTGCATCGTATTTTTCCTGCATGGATACATACCGCCATGCTTCAGGGTCATAATCCTTCGGCAGCTTCGCAATTTCGCCCTTAACTTCACCTTCTAAGTCCTTTACCCTCTGATTAACTTTTGTGCGCATATCGTAATATGCCTTTTCAATATCTTTGCACACTTGTAGTCCGTGTTTGTTGTAGTCAATGAAAGGTGGTACTTCAAGTAACCATTCTTTTACGTCTGCCTCGGTTACCTTGATAGGCATAAGCGACAATACAAGGTCGGCAAGTTCCTTCTCCCCCATATAGATAAGCGATATGGGGTTTAGTTGCTTTTCGTTGACAAGCGACTTCAAGAAGGTTTCGGGGCTCTTGGGTGACATGCCATCTTTTTCAATACCAGTGGTGGTGACCTTGTTTTCGGAATTGATATACTTTTTCATGGTAGTGCCATCGTCGAGATCGATGTATGTTTCTGCTTTCTCTGCCGGGCCTTCATCATCCTTGTACACAAAAGATGCTCTTTCAGACTTATTCCAGAAAAACCGCTGTATACTCTCCAATATACTTGTCTTACCCTGCTTTTCTTCTCCCTCAATAAGGGTGATTTGCCCAGGTTTAAACTCTAGCTCCTTTATTCCAAGACAGTTTTTCAGTTTCAACATTGATATTCTCATTACTTCTTCCCCTCCCAAACTTTGATTAGCGGTTTGCAGTATGCCCAACTTTCCTGTACCGTTGCCCCCGTGATAGCCCTATATGTGGCGTATACAGCTTCATTGTCCCCCTTGATGTAAACTTCCCTTAGCCGCTTATTTATGTCCACTACGGCATATTTCTGCCGTCTGTTGTCGAGTAGGATAAAGCCAAATAAATTCATTTACATAACTCCTTTACATAATTTTTATCCCCCACAGATGCCGACTGTGCTTATACGTCACGGTGACAGCTTTGACAGTGCGGCATGGCGGAGGAAAACTCACACTTTTTTAATCCAATTTCCTGAAACGTTTCTCATAGAATAGCCAGATATGTTAGTCCTGTATATTGGCGTAACGTTAATGCCTTCGCTGTTCACAAACACGTTTACGCTAGTTGCCTCAGGAAACATATCTTTTAGCGTATAGTGTATGGTTGATATTCTTTCCTCAATGGTCATCTTTTCAAATACGTCCGTCATCCTTCCCTCTCCCCTCTCTATTTACATTTGCTGTACTTGTGGTACAATAGCCTTGATAGTTTACTTTTGCCGCTTAGATGCGGCTTTTTTTCTATTCCTCGATAAACCACTTACCTTCAAGGATTTCTTTTGTAGTAACAGGCGTGCCACTTCCTTTGTAGGTCGCAAGTTTGTAACCATGAAGCTCTATTCCATTTCCGAAGGGCTCGTATTCATACACTTGATTGGTAACAGACGGCACTACTTCACACCTTATCGTCTTACCTTCGCTGTACGCCTTGACCGCCTCCATGAATGGCACAGGCTTTGGCTCTGGCTCTGGCGGGATTTCTTCAAGGATGGTGTCATTTTTGATATAAACTTGCCACCCATCATTTGAAACGAATTCCCCTTCTTCATTAATTTTTAATTCAGTAATTTTCCTGCCGTTACTATCAACCGCATAAGATAAAACTTTATATCGCCGCCCCTCACACTCCTTCGGATTCTCTGCCGCCGCTTTCATAAGGTCGTATGCTTTATACTTCATGCCCCATTCCTCCATTTCCCCATACTTTCTTCCAGTTCCGCCATGCTCTGCTTGATGCGCCCCTTGCTGTCGTATATGCCAAAGTCAATTGGTATATAGCCGATTGGCTTACTTGCCGCCTTCTTCTCGGCTTCGTAATCTCGGATAGCTTTCCATGTAACAAACTCAGCGATTGTGCATATTACAAGGATTGCAGCAACAAATTTTAGTGCTATGAATGATACCGTCCAAAACATAATCAACCTCCCTCGTTTTGCTTTTACCTCTCTGTAAAGAACCTGTGACCGCCTACCTCACAAATAAACCTCTGCCGCTCATGAAACTTGCTCTTGACCATTGTAGGAGCGTAGAAGTAGATTATCGGTTCATCCGTAACCTGTTCCCCTTTGTCAAATACCGCACTCACCGCCCGTACAACGCTGTCCGTTGGCTTTGGTCTACCCTTTGCATATGCGTACTGCTTTATCGCCTTTGCCGGCCTAATACCGTTTATCTCGCAGGCGTTCAATATGCACTGGCAGACAAGTATCTGCCCTTCGTAGCTCTCGCCGCCCGACTCGGCCATAACAACACGTTCAATAAGGTTGCGTTCTGCATCGGTCAAACTATATCGTGGGCGTTCGGCAGAGCGATTTGTCTTTTGTGTTTCGGGTTCCTTAGTCATTTGTGCTTTCTCAATCTCATTTGTAAGCCTGTTAATCTCCTGCTCTTGTTTATCTGTTGTATTTCGCAATGTCACTATGTCCTGTTCTAGCGCCACTTTTTCAGCGGTTAGTGTGGATATTTGTCGTATGTCTGTTTGGTGTCTTATTTCGATGTGGATAAGCAGCAACACAGTGAGCAAAAAAGCCGCTATTATGTAAAATGGTTTATTTTTCATTATGTGCCTCCTGTAAAGCCATTTTCTATATCTGCTATTGCCTGGAATATTGGATATGCCTGCTGTGGTACTACTGCATTTCCTAGACATTTAAGTCTGTCTACTCTGTTGGATGCCACCTTTTCATCGCGTTCCTTCTCCCTAATTCTGATAAGCAATTCTTGCTGCAAGTCGAATGTTTCTTGGAATGGTGCGGAACAAACTCTTTGCCACAAATTACACAATTCTTGGTTTTCTTTAACCCTTTTCCCCAAGTACCATCTTTCATGTGCATATCCCTGTGGCATTGAGTACACAAAATCATAATTGATTCTGCTTTCATTTCTGTATGATGTCGATTGAGTTTGGCTTTCTTGCCACATATCTCGCAAGACTTCTCTTCTAAACTCGTCAACCTTTGTGATTGCTTCCGTATAGTCGATATGTTCATACCCCAACCTCCTTATAACTCTGTCCAAAGCAGAGGGAACCCCATTAACCACTCTACCCACGTTGGGTTCAACTGCCCACTGACTTCGGATACGCACATCGATAGATTTACTTGTTTCCCGCTCTGTATCCGTTTCTGAATACATGGGTTTGATAAATTTCCTCTGTCTCTGCAATCGCTGGCCTGTGGTGTCGGGAACATCACACTGTCCACGAGGGATTTGCCTCCTTGTCGGTTCTTCGCATCTCCCGGTCTCGAGTCTCTTACTGTTGGCGTCGGCCAAAATTTCTTGTTTATCTCCTGTACATGGTCCCTGAGTTTGTAATGTCCTGACTTCCCCTCGATCATTCTCATTATTCCGCCCTCGCCGTCCGATGCGTTTGGAGTACGCCACAAAGAAAACTCTGTCTCTTCTGTGGGGCGCACCGACAGCCGCAGCTTCAAAATTAAATACGGCGATAGCGTATCCTTCACGCTCCAAGTCCTCGCAAACTGTTTTCCCGGCAATGTTGATGATTCCAGGTACATTCTCACCAAGTACCCAAGTTGGCTTAATTTCTCGGATAACTCGGAGCATTTCCGGCCACAGATAACGGTCATCCCTTTTACCTTTTTGGTTTCCTGCCACGGAAAATGGTTGGCACGGGAACCCCCCTGATAAGACAGTGACTTCTCGGATTCCTTTCGCTCTAACATCATCACCTGTAACACTTCGTATATCCCTCCATCTCGGCACATCAGGCCAATGTTTTTCTAATACCTTGGTTGGGAAATCAGCCCATTCACATTGCCCTACTGTAGTAAACCCTGCCCATTCAGCCGCCAAATCCAGACCGCCTATGCCCGTAAATAAACTAAAATGAGTTAACTGTTTCATATGTAACCTCCTTATCTCTGCGCCCTCCCTTCGTTTGCCTATAGGTGTCAATGGATGCGCCTTCTATATGCAGTTGTCAATGTGCTGTGTGGTGGCGGATTAACGTACCGCCGGACGGAGGAGGTTAACCTGTGTATGGCTCTTTTTTGTAGTAACGGTATTTGTTTTCACTAATCTTTGAAAACTCGTAATATCCTCCAAAATAACTGTTTGCATCCTTCTCGTTCCATTCCGCACGCGTTTGTTTACACGGCTTTAACCACCTTGTACAAAAATCTTTTACGGTGTATTCATTACACCCTTCTGCCTCAACTTCATACTCATATTCGCTGTCAGCATACGCTCTAGGCTGTCCTTCACGTATTGCCTTTACAGATAGCTTGTATTCGTGCATACATTTTCCTCCTAAAATTTATTAGCCTTTCGGCTGGTGAACGGAGCAGGAATCGAACCTGCATAATGCTGTTTGTGGACATTTCAGTTACCCACATATGCGCCTTTCGGCCGGCTTTGCTAGAATTAGTTGCCATTAAGCACTAGCTGCGTGTTTTCTCGCCCACATTAGGGCTTGCACAGGAACACGTAAAACCATGCGTCTGCCATTCCGCCATCCGTTCATATAAGGCGGACTATGCCGCCGGGTGCGTTAAGCTACATATTTGATTACATATTCACTAACGATTTTGCCGTAGATTTCACGCAACTTTTTATCCTCGTCGATGATGTCAATTTTGCGTGTATTCTTGATAGCTGTCTGGCTTGCTCCTTCTTTGAGCAATCTCGCCTTTTTGTTGTCGAGCCGCCTCTCCAGTTTCACACCGGCACGCTGTTCAAGCAGCTTGTACGATTCCGCCCGGATTTCACGGTATTGGTTTACGCCGATACTTTCAGCAATTTTGTTCATTTTTTTGTTGATATCTTCCCGCCAATTGTCTGGCTCAGATATGACGGCATCCTTTATAGCTTGCTGAGTTGTCTCAATCTGTGTCATGCGGCGTTCTTGTTCCTGCAAAGCCTGTACGGTCTGTGCAAGGGCTTCAAGGGCTGATTTAGGCTTATCCTGTTTCATCGCTAATTCAATCAATTTCGCTCTCGTTACCGCATCATATCTGGCGGCTAGTTGTAGCACACCTTCTTTGGTAAGGCTGTAATATGGGATTGTTCTTCCGGTGGAATCTTGTCTTTCGCTCAATACAAATTTGTATTGAGTGCTTATACCGCCGCTTTCAAGCTTTCCTACTTCATCCCGGATGTCCCGCATGACGATATAGTGTTCTTTTTCTGTAGCTTCTGCGATTTGCATGGATGTCATTTTGGTGACCGTGATTAGACTGTTCATAGCGTTTCCTCCTTGCTTTAATTGATAATCTTAGTTATCACTCTCGGAAAAAATATATTCAATAGTTGCGTCAGGCTTAAATTGCTGAAAATATTCAGTAATTGCCTTTACGTCAGCCCATTTGAAATCTATTCTTCCTTCAAGTTTCCCTGTGATTGCAGCCGGAGCTTTCCCGATGATTTTGGCTAATTTAGATCTGTTGACTCTGTGAGTTGCCATTAAGGATTCAAGATTTGGATATTTAACCACTTTATCTCCCCCCCGTAAAAATTATGTGATGTTGTGTTGCTCACTATAGTTATCATTATACCAAACATTTTTAATGATTGCAATACCTTTTTGGGAAATTATTTAATTTCTATTGCTATTTTTTTAATACCATAATATAATGATAACAAAAGTTAACGTATTTGAGGTGTGTATAATGAGCATTGAAGTATTCGCAAAGAGAGCCAGAGAACGCCGCACTACTCATAATGTCGTTCATGTTGATTCCTCCTATTTAATTTTGTCGAACACCTGTTCTTTTATTATAGACCGTCCCATGAAAAATTACAATAGATTTGACGATAATTTTTATAATTAGTTCCATTGATTTACATAATATCATAAAAACAGTCCTGGATTAAATGGGTATAATTTACCATAAAAAAATAAGCCCTCAGGACCACTCCCGAGGGCTTTACTTATTATTGATTATTTATTATTTATTACACCATCATCAAGATAATCTTTCGCCAAGTCATACCACTCCTGCAGCTTTCGCCGCAACTCATCCGGCGTGACGAACAGCCTTAGCCAGGCCGGTATCAGGTCTAAGTATAATTTCTCAAACACAGCATCAAACTTCTTTCGGCCTTCCCCTTCGCTGAATATCCGCTCAGCCTGTAGCATGAGCGCATATGCAATGCCCCTGAGCTTCGTCCACTGCTTTGTGACGGCCAAGTATATAATCCCGGCCAGTAGCAGCACACCCAGTAGCAGCGCAAACCAATTACCTGCTAAAAATTCTTTCATATAATCACCTTATCCTTTCCCTATTTAATTGCGGCCAGAGAATTATAAAATGTCTGTTTTCCGGCCTTATCAGTCCTCCAATATATTTTCTTCCCGGCAGTGGAGCCACATACGTCCACATGCGTAAATGTGGGATATACACCGATGCCTTTGAGCCCGATCTTGTCCGCAGCAAGTGCAACCTGCAGCGGAGTCATGCCGGTAACTTTGATGTCGGCCGCCCGGCCAGTTAAATGATTACTAGTGGAGATCCCGCCACTTTTTTTGTTATATGTTGCCGTACGGTATCCTGATGTCACAATAATAGGCTTACCAAGTGCATCTCTCAGCTTCTGCAGCTTTTCAATAAGCTCATAGTCCACTTTTATTTCTTTGCTGCCATCTTTACAGGCGAATTCGCTGATTACAAAGTTTTTTGATAATTTCATATTTTCAGGTACTTGATACATCCTCGTCATCCCCCTTCTCTAATACGTCCTTCTCCTTTTTTTTCACCCAAAATAATAGCGGTTTAAGATAGTCCGCTCCGGCATCAATGAGATTCTCAATGTTCGAAGTGAACTCCCTGAAGAATAAAAAAGCATATACCACTGTAGCAACGATATTACTGATATGCGGAATATCTACGAGCCGCATCGAGAGCCCGGCCAAGATCTGTATAACCAAGTATGATATCATTTTTACACTGGTTTTACGAAACATCGCTTCCGAACTCCATGCCTTGGTCTTTAGTGCCTTTTTTATACCACACGACTTAACAAATATGGCATACCACCGGGTAAGCAAATCCAGCACAACAGCAACCCATAGAGCAATACACCAAACAACAAAGCTTTCCTCCGGGAACATCAACCATGTTATTGCTGCCCCAAATAGCGCTATAGCAGGTCTGACTGTATCACAGACTTTTTCATAAATCTCATACATACTTGCAGCTCCTCTCATGTATTTTTGCATATAAAAAGCACCCGATTACTCAGGTGCCATAATACCCAATGCTCTAAATTATCTGTCGTCCAGTTGCGCCACATAATCGTCAAAAATATACAATGCAATAGCCATCATTACTGCCGATAAGATTACTGCAATAATAGAGATGATAATAGGCTGGCCATTTAGGAGTTCTGCAATAGCCCCATATACCAATATGCCGCAGCTAATTAGGCAAGCGGATACTATAGCCAACACTTCTCCCTTCTTCCACATATTACCTCCTACTATGTAACACATATATGTTACATTTTGTAACATACTATTATACGATAATATATCATAAAATGTATGTATGGACAAGGATTTTGTAATAAAAAAGGCTAAAGCTGAATCTGTTGTATTTACAATCCGTATCGATAAGGACATCCAGGAGCAGTTTGATGAGATCGCACAGAAAACAAACCGCTCCCGAAATTACCTTATCAATAGGGCGCTTCGCTATGCCCTGGAAAATGTTAAGCTTGAGGATGAATAGAGGCTCAGTTTCCCGAGCCTCTTATTTCGCAGAGTAATCCATTGTCGAACTAACTACACAATCAAATAATCCCAGTTTCTTGTAAACGCGATACCTGTACCTGTACAATTTGCGACTCTAATACTAAGCGTATCTGCTGCGGATACCCATGCACAAAATGTCAATCCCTCCGTTATTGTTCCCTTCGGGTTTACAATCGCCTTATTGCCAAAGCCGATACCTGTTATTGTTACAGTTTTTGTCACAGATCCATTTGCTGGAATAGTACCAAAATTGCCAAGTTCAGCATCGCTGAAAGACCCACTTTTTACTGCTGTAACCGCAGATATTGGACTTATTTTTACCCAAGCGTTCCATGCACTTGTGTCAGCATTCCAGCTCCTAAACCATAATTCATTTGTTTGATATGTGTCATAATATTGCTTATGATAGCCAGGATAATTACCACCAGCCAACCTATTTGTCGTTAATACCCCTCCTGATGCAAATGGAAACCCACCAGTTGTAAGATACCCTGTTGAAATTTGGGTTACGGTTATTCTGCCATTTGTAAAATCAGTAATTAAAGCCGCGTTTGTCCTACTGTCCGCAGTTTCTACAATATATTTTGCTCCAAAATCATAACCGCCTTTTCGATCAAATATGACGTTTCCAGCAATTTCTAGCTTATTAGCTTTTCTGGAGAACCCTTCACTTGCTGTTACTATTTCAATGTTTAATGTGTTGATATAATCAATCAATTGCCCAAGTATTGTATCTTGTTCTAGTGTTTGCGCCCAAGTGTGAACCATAAATACAAGCCAAGTATTTCCTGCTAAGCAAGCGTCTACAACGCTTTTGTAATAATCTAATGTCTTCGTAGCCGCACTGGAGTAATCAATTCGCACAATATTGAACGTGGGCAGATTTACGGCTGAATTATGCCCTGTTCCGTTAAATGCACATTTAGCATACTTTTTTACTATCTCTAACGCCGTCCCGTTAAATCCTGCTCCTTGTGGTTGTATAAATATATCATGCGAATATCCTTTTTTATACAACCATTCTTTCCCTTGCCTGATTTCGTTTTCCCAAGTTATATCATCATTTGCGTAAGGGTAGTGGTTAAATGTGTGGTTAATAAGTTCATGACCATGCATATGTAATTCTTCAACGTTGGCTTCGGTCATATACGTTGCAGTTCCGAGTAAATTTGGACAAATAGAGGCAACAAACTTCTTGCCTTTTCCTTCAAAAATCTGATATAGTCTACTGTAAACTTCTGCCCGACCATCATCATCTATAAAGGTGATAATTGGCGATTCTGTATCTCTTGTTAAGAAATTCAATGTATCTGCTCCCGTGAGTCCCTTTTTGTAAAAGTTATCATTATCATTTGCAATCCTATTAAGTTGGTCGCTCGACCATGTAAGCACCGATGATACCTGTGCATCATCTATACCTGCGGCGGCGGCTTCAATAGCTTTTATTTCATTTATTGCTTCAGTGACATTTTGCGCGGTTGTTTCCAATTCGGCAGAACCGAGTTGGTTCGACAACGCTGCCAAGGATGAAGCAACTTCATTTAAAGCATTACCCTCTGCCACTGTTCCAGCTTCATTCCCAAAATTCTTATTAAATGCAGTATTCTTTGTAAATGCTGGTTCAGCTCCAATATCTTCAGGTGTTGAAGGAATTTCAGGTTTATTAATCAAATCATTATAATCACTTGTGCCACCTGTAGGTACATCATCAATAGTTATAAATCCACTATCATTTTCTAAATCACTTGTAGATGTCGGTATTTCTGGTAGATTTGCCAAATCTCGATAATCATATTGGATATGAAGCTTCGAATCACTCTCAACCTCATCTATATCTGTCAATGATTTACTTATATAAAAGCTAAATTGTCTAGTGGTTATTCGATACAAGCCATCATAAATTTCTAGACTCGCTGCACATATACCACTTTTTTCAAGATCATATGTACCTATTTTATATTCAATTTTATTGTTTAGTATTTGAGGAATTTTATAAACTAAAACTCCATCAGGTCTTTTTATCATGATTTTGTAATTATAGATGTCGAGATTTTTTATGGCTTGACCTGCATTTGTCAGAGTTATAACAATCTTGTTTAAACTGTCTCCTTGTACAAAATCCATTATAGGGTAAGTCAAATTGTCAACTATATCTATATCAATATTATATATTTTTTCTATGGACAAATATCTTCACTTCCTTTCGATAATAAAAGAGACACCTTTTCAGATGTCTCTATGAAACTGTTGTTTTATGTGGATGTGTTGTATTTTATAATCGTTAAGTTAAACTACTTCACATAATTATCCAAATGCGTAGTAACTTCGCTCTGCAATGATACGACGTCGATAGCCTCTAACTCTGTCTTTAGGTCCTGCAGTATGGCAAATTCGGTTGTGCTTTGCACGGCTGACGGGTTAATAAGATCTTGCACCACATCAAATCTAAATCGAGCGCTAGTAAGCCGTTCGCTGGATGCACCTATGAGTTGTATGCTTGCCAGTACGCTGCCAGGATATGCTATCTCGTTTGTGCCCATCGTATAGGTGAGAGAGCTGGCACCGACCGTCAAGTTGCCCTGTACAACGTTGCCGTCTGCTTTCAAAAATGTGATTGTCGCGCTGGATACCTGGCTATAATCAATCTCGCTTATGCCGTCTGTGATATGGATGGTTAGGCCGTACACATCGTTGTCGTTTTCCACTACCTGAAATAGTACTGGGATATGATTTTGTTCAGGTATACGGATTGTTATTTCAAAGTTTCGAGTTATCAAATTAATCCCTCCCTTATACGATTTTGCCCATTATAATGTAGGTGCCGGAGATCCGTAAGAGCAATACCCTGTCATTTACAGCCGGGCTTGAGTAGCTGGACAGCCGTTTATATAGCTTTGTACTCGCAGATGTCTCTCCGTCAAACTGTACTGCAACCCCTCCGGTTATGGATGTTACTGTGCCTAACTTAAGCATCATATCTGTATCACCCTCCTGCAGTTGTGTGTCATTACGCCCCCGGCCTGTAAATCCATCGACCAGCTGGACTCCATGTATTTGTGGGCAATGTTAAATCCCGTATGCTCCACAAATAAGCAGTTATAATAACTGTGGTGTGGCATCAAGGCGGTCGAAAAGTCAAATTGGCCATACACTTGGCTGGCTGCATATGCTATACGCTTTGTGTATGCATCCAATGTTGACTGATCCAATATGTCATCCACATCGTCTATGTCAACTATGGTGCGGCCTCTGTTGATCGTACTGGTCGGTGATGTAGATAGACCGTTGGTGTATTCACTTCGCAGCAGGATCATATCCGGATTGCTAACGTAGCGCACCCACTTATTAGGCACAGCAAATAGATCAAGCTCCTCAGTGCCACCGGGATGGATGATGCTAATGTCGTTCGTTCTATACTCATATTCCGGGTCTTTGCTTGATGGCAGCACATAAGGCTGTGCCACAAAATATCCGTTCTCATCCACCCAAAGGCTTGTGTAGTTTATTGCAGTCAATAGTTCATTGACGGCGAATAGCTTTGATGTGCCGATCTCAAACTCTATATCTGCCGCAAGCGTACCGGCGTGATCAAGGATGTTCACCTTCCAGATACCTGCGCCATTTAATATACTGATAATCGCCGTGGTGTACTTTGCCCCAGCTGCAATCCGGTACCGGTCAGTAAATTTGTCCTCCTTCAGGATGAGGCTGCTGTCGTATGCCTCGATGGAGCGTTTGATTTGTTTGTTCTCGTCCTTCCTGCTCGGGCTGGAGAGAATAAACACGCCGAGTGACCATTCAGCCCAACCGCCATCTGGCATCTGCAAACAAAAGACTGGCCGGATGCGATCGCTCAACCAGTCTATATATTGTCCTTCCTGTTCCGTTGTCTGGAACACCGCTGTCCTCTTTATCTCTGCTAAACTATTGAGTGCTACCCTGCCGGGCTGGGCTGTCAGCTCGCCCAGCTTGACATCCTCCTTGCTCAGCAACTCATATCGAAATTTTATGATTCCCCTGCTGCCGCTCCGTCCGTGGAGGTTGTCGATCACCTGCTGCCGGGTGTAGCCGTTTACTGCAAGGTCAAGCATTATGCCTCCACCTCCTCTGTGTAGTCTGTTTGATTGACTACAAAATTGATGATGTATCCAAATATATCCTCTGTGATCTGCAAATTGCTCAGTATGCCGTATATCTTTCGGCCTTTGGCATCACGATATAAAACTGTACTGTTGAGGTCGTAGATTGCAATAAACGTCTCAACCTCAGCCCAAGTCTTTAAGAAAAATGTCATCGACCATCCTGCTGATACATGCTCTGTCGGTTCCCACACAGGATATTTGCGTCCGGCGTACTGTACCATGGCGCCACCTGCTTGGCGGTTATATGTGCGCTTAGGTGGTGCATTAAGCGAGCGGGTAAATGCGAATACATCGGTTAAGTCGGACGCTGGAGCAATATGAGCATTTTTGAATTCTGCTGTAGCCAATACTGGATCACTGTCGTTAAATGTTTCAAATCCTACTTCCTTATTACCGTCAAACCAGTCAGCAAATAATATATCACAATCATCCTTTGCCGGCTCATTACCGGAACCATATGTATCCGTAAGGTTAACAATTATTATGCAATCCACAAAAATTGGAATGGTACTGAATGAAAATACTCGCACATGCTCAGGTACAGTGCTACCCACAGTGATGATATCTGATTTTAATTGCCAGGTATTAAGAGTTTCATCGTATAATATAAAATTTCCGTACTCGCCCGGCAGTAAATCTAATTCTGCAGGTCCATTTAATTCTGCCGTTTTTAAAAACCAGCCAGCCACATAATACTTTTTACCCTGTTCAAAACTAATGGTTTGAATAAGAAAAGCAGGGTTTACCCCATCTGGTGATACCACTTTACTACTGTTGTTCCCGATTTTCTTATAAGCGGTATCGATGACTCTACCTTGCCATTCGGTTGTTGCATTTTCAAAGCTGCCATCATCAACAAGATTAGTTACTTGTTGTACTGGCACTTCATGTATAGACCTTGCAACATATTCGTACTCCTTGCCGTTAGCAACAGCGTTGTCAAAGTACTCACCTGTCGATGTTTCGCCGATGCAGATGCTATCACGGTATATCAGCATGCGGCCGACGGGCACAGTCAATTTTATGCCTGTCGCCGTTTTTGATGCGGTCACCGTTGGCTTTATGGGCTTGACAGTGGATATCGTCACTGCTGCACTGCCCCACTCGCTCCAGAGGTCGTGCTCGTTTTTTATGCGGAGCCGGATGATATATGCGCCATCTAT